GTCGTGGTCTACGCGCCCACCCTCGCCAGCTCCGACCTCCCTGGCAAGTTTCGGGTGCCGTGGTGCATCGACGTTGACTGCTTCGATCCGCTCGCTCTCATCCGCGGCGGCCTCGTCGCCTACCTCGCCGGGGTGAACCTCTACGGGGCGGACCTCACCGGGGCGGACCTCGTGGGCGCGAACCTCTACGGGGCGTACCTCCCCAAGGCGAACCTCACCAGGGCGAAACTCACCAGGGTGAACCTCTACGGGGCGGACCTCAGCGGGGCGACCCTCATCAGGGCGACCCTCACCAGGGTGAATCTCTATGGGGCGAAACTCACCAGGGCGAACCTCTACGGGGCGAACCTCACCGGGGCGAACCTCACCCGGGCGTACCTCGACGGGGCGAACCTCACCGCGGCGAACCTCTACGGGGCGAACCTCACCGCGGCGAACCTCACCGGGGCGAACGGCGGAGCGATGGCTATCTGGCCAGACGGGTTCGACTGGAAAGCGGAAGGAGTGCTGCCGTGACTGTCACGATGTCCACCTGGTGGCATCCCGCCTACTGCGCCGCCGCCCGCAACGCCTACCCCGCCGTCTGTGGCGGTCTGGAGCTGGCGGTCGGGTGGAAGATCACCCGCGTCGATGGCACCACCTACAACGGCTACTACTGGCCGCTCGTCAACGGCCAGTTCGATCTTCCGGTCCTCCACGAAGCCACCGCTTGGAACCACACCAACTTCGGTTCCTGCCCGAGTGTGGAAGGTGACGGCCTGTGTCTCGTCACCGACGACGGCATCAACCAAGCCAGTTCTGGCGGCGCCAACTTGGCCTCGTCCATCGGCCACGTCGTGGTCTACGCGCCCAGCCTCGCCCGCTCCGACCTCCCCGGCAAGTTTCGGGTGCCGTGGTGCATCGACGTCGACTGCTTCGATCCGCTCGCTCTCATCCGCGGCGGCCTCGTCGCCTACCTCGCCGGGGTGAACCTCTACGGGGCGAACCTCTACAGGGCGAACCTCGCCGGGGCGAACCTCACCAGGGTGAACCTCTACGGGGCGTGCCTCACCGGGGCGGACCTCAGCGGGGCGAACCTCTACGGGGCGTGCCTCACCGGGGCGAACCTCGCCGGGGCGAACCTCTACAGGGCGGACCTCACCAAGGCGGACCTCGACGGGGCGAACCTCACCGGGGCGAACGGCGGAGGGATGGCTATCTGGCCAGACGGGTTCGACTGGAAAGCGGAAGGAGTGCTGCCATGACTGTCACGCACATGACCCGGAACGGATGGCACCACACGACGATCAGCGGTACCGCCGCCGCGAACGGTGTCCACCGCACCTGCCGCCTGACATGGCGCACACAGCGCGTCTCGTGCTGTGGACAGACGATCACCTTGGCCGACGACCGCCAACCGGCGTTCATCGACCACTCCTGGGGTGATGTCCACGCCTTCACCAAACAGTGCAACACATGCGGCCGGGTGTTCGTCCCCGTGGTCTACATCGACGACGAGATGCCCCGATGATGCCGATCTTCGTCGGCATCACCCTCGCCGAACAGGTCGCCGCGTTGCGCCGCGACGTGCTGGGCACCTTCGATCGTCGGCGCCGGGCGCTCGCCCGGATGCCCGACGATCACATCATCCACCCCTGCCCCCCGGAGTGGGGGCAGTACCGCCGGCCCGAACGGCCAGACATCATCACCATCGACCGTGGAAGGGGGCGCACATGAAGATGGCCGTCGGACTGCTGATCTTGTGGACCTTCCTGTACGCGATCGCGAACTGAGAGGAGAACGACACCATGACTGTCATCGGTTATGTCCGCGTGAGCACGGACCAACAGGCCGAGAATGGTGAGGGCCTGGCGATCCAGGTGCAAGCCATCGAGAACTGGGCGCGCGAACGGAACAGGAGAGTCGGCTACTGGTTCACGGACGCCGGGGTTTCCGGTCACGGCGAGATCGCCGGTCGCGAGGGGCTCGGCATGGCGATCGCTCAGTGTGGCAAGGGCGACACGATCGTCGTCGCCCGACTCGACCGTCTCGCTCGCGACCTCATCACGCAGGAGGCGATCCTCGGCACCGTCTGGCGGGCCGGAGGCCGGATCGCCTCCTGCGTGGACACCGAGGCGGCGATCCTGGTGCCCGACTCTGCCGACGACCCGTCCCGGCGCCTGATCCGCCAGGTGCTCGGGGCGGTCGCCGAGTACGAGCGAGCGCTGATCCACCTGCGGACGATGGCCGGCCGGCAGCGGCGTCTGGACCGTTCCGGCTGGTGTGGCGGAAACCTGGGTATCGAGATGGAGAAGGTCCCTGGAGGTGAGCCCCGCCTGTCGGAACAGGGCAAGGAGTACGTGCGGTTCGCGCTGGACTGCAAGAGCCAGGGCATGTCGGTCGCGCAGACCGGCCGGGCCTTCAACGAGCACTTCGGGACGACCCACTCACCAGTGACCATCTACCGCATGATTCGTCGGGCGCATAGCCGCCACTACCGCTCGCAGATTTAGGAGTCGTCCGGGCGTCCAGCCGCCGCCTGACGCACGATCTCCGCCCATACATCGGGACGGTGGAGGCGAACCCAGGCGGCGGCGAGGGCGCCCCGGCGCTTCGCCCGTGACCCGGCCACGCGGGCGCGGGCCCGGTTGCGGCGGGCCGCGCGGTGGGCCTTCTTGCACTCCGCGCAGCGCAGAGGGACCGGGCCTCGGGTCCCGGTCCTGTTCACCACCCGACCGCATCCCACGCACTCGGACATCACGTCGTCCCCCGATCGTAGGGCGCGCCCCTGCGCCGGGCGACGCTGCACCTCGGGCACGTGGCGACGAGGGCGCCCGCGCCCAGGGCGACGCGCTGGCCGGCGTGCCCGCACAGGGTGTAGACGGCGGCGTGGTTGTCCGGGGGGCCTTTCACGAGATGGGCGTAGTCGAGCATCCCTTTGTGCACGCGAATCCCCCACCACCACCCCGGGTTGTCGACACGCTTGACGGCCTTGATCGCGCGCCTGCGAACCGGGCGAGCGTCACCGTAGGGGGTGGGGTCGAACAGGTGCATCTCCTCGGTCACGGGGTCTCCATCTCGACGTGGTGGATGTCGGCGGTGTCGATCGCGACGTAGGCCCCGGAGGGGAGCAGCACCTTCGGTCGCCCGCCTCGGCGGTGCGGGCCCCTGCTGCCCGGCCAGTAGACGAGGCGGGCGGTGCGGCCGTCTCGCAGCACCACGATCGCCCGAGCCTTCGCCCGAGCGCACATCACGTCGTCGTTCACCACGGCCTCCCGTGCTCGTCTCTCCAGGTGCCCCGCTCCTGGCGATGGTGCATCCGCCACGCGTCGAGGCCGGCCGCGATGCACAACATCGCGAACGCTCCGATCAGCAGCCACGTCATGAAGCTCTCCTCTCTCGTCGCCAGGCGAGGCGCTGGCGGGGGGTCAGGCCGCCAGCGACGGCACCGTAGGCTGGGTCGGGCCGGCAGAGGGCCCACTGTCGGCACGAGGCCAGCACCGGGCAGTCCCGGCAGACGCGCAGCGCCGGCTTCGCCCACGCCTCGGACGGGTAGCTGGTGGACTGCGCAGCGACCGGCCCGAACATGACGTCGGTCTTGCCACGGCACGCGGCGTCGTTCATCCAGCCGAGGTTGTCGTCAGCCCACGTCGGACGCATCACGGTCCACCTCCTCGATGCGGGTGAGGGTGAGAGTAACGACGCCAGCTGGCTGGATGTGGAACTGGGCGTCGGCGACGGCGACATGGTGCTGGTCGTCGTCGAGCCAGACCCCGGCGTCAACGAAGCCGTCGATGATCCACTTGGTCGTGCGAACCCAGTTGTGCGGGTCGCGGCGCACGAGCAGCGACTTGACAGGGTACGACGCCGTGACGAGCCAGCGACCGTCGAGATGCCGGAGCCTGGGAGCGTGCGAGGCGGCGCACCAGAAGGCGGCATCTCGCCACTCGTGCTTCGCCTTGGCCTCGGCTCCCCAGTGGAGACGCCTGTTCAACGTGACGGCCGGCCCCGGCGCCGGGACGCGGACGACGTAGCGGTCACTCATCGGGGTCGTCCATCAGTGACAGGCACCGGCCGGTGACGATGCCGACGACGGTGGCGAGCACGAGCCAGACGACAACGCCGATGGCGACGGTGCGAGCGGTCACGACTGGTCCTTCCGCCGGGCGGCGATCAGCTCGTCCAGGGCCATGCGTTCACTGCACGGCCACGAGCCGTCAGCGACACCGCAGGTGGCACACACCCACGGTTCCTTGCCTGCGGCCTTCGCCTCGGGGCTCGCCCACTCGGGAGTGTGGGCGCCATTCACTTCGGCCAGGTATGTGTCGATGGCGGCCCGTAGCCGCTCGATCTCGTCGGCGGGCTCAGAAGGGTTCGTCGGCATAGTGCGCCTCCCCACGGGCGTCGTCGTCGTCGGCCTTCGCCTCGGCGACCGCCAGCTCGTTCTGGTCGGCAGCCATCTGCACCGTCACCGCCTCTGCTTCGATCTTCGACAGGTCGTTGAACGAGGTGATCGGCCGGCGGAGGACCGTCGCGGCGTAGATGAGGCGGGCGTCACGGTCGAGGCCGAGGGCGTTGGACAGGGCCATGAGGCGACGGCGCTGGGTCTCCGTCAGCGGGGTCGCCTGCACCTGCATCTCCTCGGGCACGGCGAGCGGCGCCTCGTCGGGTTCCTCGACGTGCGTGGCGTGCTCGGCTTCGGCGGCGAGGAAGGCGGCGCGAGCGAGCGAGTACCAAGCGGGGTCGTCGCGCAGCGCGTTGGCGCTGAGGTGCTTGCCCTGGTCGGCGGCGACGGCCTTCATCGCGGCGGCGATCGGGGTGCCGGCGTAGTGCTTCAACTGTCCGATGAACAGGTCGTACTCGTCGGGGACGTACTCGGTGGCGTCGTCGGGGGCGTGATGGTCGAGGCCCTCGGCCTTCGACCAGAGGCGGGTGGCGATCCCGAAGCGCATCGCCCCGTTGCGGATCAGGTCCCCGATCAGTTCCTTCTCCGGCTCCATCTTGCGGTCCTCGCATGTGCCCACGCACGGGAGCCGCTTGTTGCACACGGTCAGCCAGCCCCACATGATCAGCCGGTTGCCCTGCTTCTTGATGAGCGGCCCCCCGGACTCGCGGTCCCACCACATCGGCTCCCACGACCACGCCGGGTCGACGTCGATGAGGGCGAGGCACACGTCGGCGTGGGACATGTAGTCGAGCACGACGCCTTTGCCGCGGTCCAGTTTGGATATGGTCTCGGCGGGCGGTTGCGCCCAGCGGGCGGGGACCCTGGAGAGCGTTTCCATGTCCGCGGCGTCGGGTCTACCGGTGGTGCTCATACGATGATCCTGGCGATGTAGATGATCTGGAACGTGAAGCTGACGACGACCCCGGCGACGGCGTAGGCGAACAGGTAGGACTCGGTGGTGGCGGGGCGGGGGATGGTCTCGCGGGACGTGATCCACATGACGGCGATGAACACCCACGCGGACAGGACGGCGTACAGGATCATGCGAGGCCCTCCTCGACGATGGTGACGGTGTAGCGGTCGCCGATGGTGAACTTCCACTCGTCGGGGTCGATGTCGTGGGCGCGCAGCCCGGTGGTGCGCCACGGCGCCGAGGGCGCGGTGGCCTGCGGGAGCACGTCGAGGAGCACTTGGATGGGGATGGCGTCGACTCGCTCGCCCGTGTCCGGGTCGACGAAGGATCGGGTGAGGTGCAGCAGCAGGTCGCGACCGGACCAGGTGGTCGAGCCGCCGGACTTGCGGCGTTGGAGCAGACCGACGTCGGTCTGCACTCGGGATGACTCCATCAGCCCTACCACGGCATCTTCGGCGGAGCGGTCGAGGATGGAGAGATCGTCGATGAGGGGGCGCAACAGCACGCTGCGGAGCAGGCGGACGCCACGCAGCAGGTAGGCGAGCTGTTCGACGTCGCGCTGGGTGATCGCCTCGCGGATGGCGTCGTCGGCTTCGAGTAGGCCGGCGCGCAGGGCGTCGGCGGCGGCGGTGAGCGTCGCCCGCATCTGGTGGAGGGCGGGGTGAGCGGTGGCCTCCTCGATCTCGTGCTCCGCTGGAACGGGAAGGTGGTCAGTCATGGGTTCTCCTCTCTTGAGGTCGGAGCCTACAACTCCTGTCAAGCCCCTGTGCTACATTAGCCCGATGAGCGAAGCTGGGTTCGTGGTCGCGGCGACGGTTCGGGACATCGAGACGGAGGTGCCTCGGATCAGGGGGATGCTGCCCCCATCGGTCGCCGACCGGATCGTACTGTTGAACGACGCCAGCACGGACGGGACCCGGGACCTGCTCGCCGACTGGGCGGTCGAGGATGAGCGAGTGTGGATCGGCTCGACAGCCACCCGCGAGCCGCGCCATCCCCGCGAGGCAACGTTGGAGCGGGCGCAGCACTTCGCCCGCATCCGCAACATGCTCCTCGACGTCCTCCGCCAGTGGGACTGGGAGCACGTCCTGTTCTTCGACGCCGGCAAGCACCTCACCCACGATCTGCTCGCCGCGCTGTGGGCCTCCCGGGACCTGGACGTGGTGGGCGCCTGGCCGGTGCTCGACGAGCCGGGTCACCGCCTGCACGGCATGTTCTACGACGTCTGGTGTTACCGGCATCTCGACGGCATCCCGTTCAGCGCGATGACCGTGCCTCGCCATCCCGGTCCGCTCCTGGTGGGGTCGGTGGGTGGAGTGGTGCAGGTTCGTCGCTGGGTGGTGGACGCCGGGGTGCAGTTCGGGTCGGAGCGCGCCGAGGACTGCGACTGGGTGGGCTTCTGCGCGGAAGCCAAGGCGGCGGGGGCGGGGGTGTGGGCGCTCCCACAGGCGAAGGTCTGGTGCCGCCGGCTCTAGTCCTCGGGTGACGACAGGACGCTCGCCGACCCCTTCTCGCCGACGTTGACCGAGGCGATCGAGGTGAGCACGCTGAACAGCGCACCACCGAGGCCGATCCCGGCAAGCTCGTCCCACTCGATGTTGAACGCGGACAGGGCGACGTCGCCGACGAAGTAGACGGCGAGGACGGTCTGCGCGAAGGTGCGTGCCGCCCGCTCGAACGCGTCGAGCCAGAACCGCTTGGTGAACATCAGCGCTTCCCCTTCTTCTTCGGTGCGGCCTTCTTCGGCTGCGGCTTCGAGCCGTACTTGTCGGTCCACTGGCGGGCGACGTCCGGGCGCTTCGCCCACATCATGCGCCGCTGGCGCTCACTCTTGAACGGCATGGCGCTCCTCGATCATCTGGACGATCCGGGCGTGGTCGGCGTCGTTGCGGTCGAGTGCGGCGTTGATCGCGTCGAACCGGGCGGCGAGGCCGCCGCTGTCGGCGATGTCGGCGGGCAGGTTGTCCCACCGGTCCCGCCAGGTGCGCATCTCACGCAGGTCGTCCATGACGGTGAGCATCGCGTCGTAGAGGCGAGGGCTGCCTTCGCCGGTGCGGTGACGGTGGTTCACGGCGTCGTTCACTTCGTCGATCGCCTGGCCGGCGGCCTTCGCGGTGCGATGGTTGCGGGTGGAGATGATGACACCGATCGTCGAGGAGATCGCGGCGAACCCGGCCGCGATGACGGTCGCGGAGCCCGTGTCCACTCATACCCCCTTCGGACGAAAGGGTCGGCGCCAGGCGACGGCGGTGACGACGCCGAGCGTCCAGGCGAGGCCGAACAGCATGATCGCCTCGGGGGTGGCGGTCACTGGTGCGGCCGATCGAGTTCGGTGAAGCGGGCCATGATGCGGTCGCCCGGGCAGGAGGTGGCGGCGAGGGTCCGGTGCGGCAGCACCCACGCGCCGGGGGCGACGAACCCGAACGCCTTGAGCGTGGAGAGCCAGAACCGGAACGAGTCGACCTGGGCGTCGGTGAGCGGGGCGCCGATGGCGTTGAGGAACAGGACCCCGTAGGCGTCGTTGTGGCCCCGACAGTGTGCGCCCTGGAACACGCCGGCGTAGTCGGCGATGGTGCCGTACTCGTCGATGACGTAGTTGTACTCGTTCGACTTGCCGAGCCGCTTCGCCGCCGACTCGATCTTGGGGACCCACGCCCGGGCCCCGGCGGCGAAGTCGAGGTTCATGCCGGTGTAGTGGACGACGACGAGGCCGTTGAGCGGTTGGAGCGGGCGGCGAGGGGTCACCCCGTCGTTGCTGTACACGATGCGTGGCAGCCCGACATCGACTCGGGACAGCCAGGTGTGGGTGGTCGACATGGGCGCCTCAGATCGGACAGACGTAGGAGATGTTGATGCGGGCGTTGACGTTCTGGTTGCTGCCAGCCTGGTGCCAGGCCCGGAACACGATCTGCTGGCCGGAGGTGACGGGGATGGTGATGCAGTTGGCGAGGGCCTGCGACGCGTACTGGGAGCCGGCCCCGGCCCGCCACTCCTCGCTCGTCGTGTAGTTCTGGATGATCGCCATAGCCGAGGTCTGGTCGTTCTGGAACTTGAGCAGGAACGTGAAGGCGTACACCCCGTCCTCGGGGCAGGTGAACGTGGTGCCCGAGCACCAGCCCATCGGGTCGGAATCCTCGTTGTCGATCAGGATAGCGGTCGCGTCACCTGTCGCGATCGACTGATAGGAGGAGGCTCGCCGCCAGGTGCCGGCCCGGCCCGTCGACATCTTCGCCCGGGTGACCGCCCCGGAGGCGATCTCGGTCGAAGTGACGGCGTTGGCGGCGATCTCGGAGGTGCCGACCGCATCTGCGGCGATCTTCGCAGATGTCACGGCGTCGTCCTGTATGGCGGTGGTGCCGACAGCCGAGGTGGCCAGGTGTGTCGCCGAGACGGCGCCGGAGGCGATCTCGGAGGAACCGACAGCGCCGGCGACGATGTTCGAGGCGCCTACGGCATCCGTGGCGATCTTGGCGGAGGTGACAGCTCCGGCTGCGATCTGTGTCGAACCGACCTGGGAGGCGCCGATGTTGCCGGACGTGATGGTGCCGACCGACAGCGTGTCACCGGCGATGATGATGGTCGACGAGTCGACGTTGACGGACAGGGCGGTGCCGCCGCCACCAGACAGTCCGGACCCGGCGACCGCCGTGGCGATCTTGTCGGCGGTGATCCCGGCGGATGCCACTCCGAGCGTGTCGGTGGTGATGGCGATGCTGGTCCCGTCGACGTTGACGGACAGGGCGGTGCCGCCGCCACCAGACAGTCCGGACCCGGCGACCGCCGTGGCGATCTTGTCGGCGGTGACGGCGTTGTCGGCGATCTCGGTGGTGCCGACAGCGCCGGTGGCGATCTCGCTCGCGCCTACGGCGTCGGCGGCGATCTTGGCGGAGGTGATGGCGTCGTCGGCGATGCCGGCCGTGGACACCTGGGCGTACTGCAGCTTGCCGGAGACTGCGGTGTTCACCACGAGCGGCAGCCCGTTCGAGCCGATTCCGAGACGCTGGAAGTCCGAGGACCCGTGCGTGAGCAGGTCGCCTTCGGTGGTGAACTTGGACAGCACGGCGTTCGGTTCGTCGATGTCGGCGGCAGCGATGCACGGGTAGATGGTGGCGCCGCTGGAATGGCTGGCCGCCGACGTGCCGTCGACGCCTCGCTTGGCGGTGGAGGCGCAGGTGAGGGTGGTGCCGGACCGGGTGCAGAGAATCTTCTCCTCGGTGGCGGTGCCGGGGTCGATGACGGCGTAGAACTCGGCGCCGGTCGGCCAGCCGGTCGATGAGGCGATGGTGATAGAGAGCGACGTCCCGGTGATCGACCCGGTGATGGTGGTCGCTACTGGCGCTCCGGCGAAGGCTCGGCGTGCGATGGTCATGGTCGTCCCCTAAGTGGTGATCGTTCGCATCGAAACGGTGGCGGTGCCGTCCCATACGCGGCTGATGTCGCGGTTGTTGTCCGGGGTCCAGAGCACGTCCTCAACGAGCACATCGTAGGTGCCGGAGACGTCCTGATAGGTGACGATGTGCGGGTTGGTGACCAGCGACCGCAGGTGGAGCAGTTCGGCGGGCACGTCGCAGAACCGTTCTTCGACGCCGACGAGGAGCCGTTCGTGCAGAAGCACGGGGACGACGATGACCTGGGAGCGGGCGGGGGCGACGAAAGCCCGCATGTTCCAGCGGAGCAGGTTCGGGCCTTTCGTCTGGTCGGTGGCGGAACGGTTCAAGGTGAACCGGACGCCGGCCTGGTAGCACCCTGCCTGGGTGGTCACGGTGAACTCGTGCAGCGTGCCGCCGACGTCGAGCGCGTCTCCCGTGGGGAGGTAGGTGGCTTCGTCGAGACTGATCTCGGTCTCCACGGTGCCTTCGAGTGGCGCGGTGCGCACGTCGAGCTTGGCGACGACCTTCGTGTCGGGGATGCCGAACGAGAACTTGCCGGTCTCGATCGTGCCGGACGCGACCCTGGTCGAACCCTGGACGTAGAATCCGACACCCGCGATCGAGAAGAACGGCTTGCCGTTGACGATCTCGCAGTCCCACGTCTCAGCCGACTGGCTGTCGACCATCAGGTCCGTCGCGTAGGCGGGCGCGTTGTTGGAGGTGAACACGGAGAGGTCCATGCGGCCGAGGCCGGACGACCCTTCGTAGCCGGGCCAGCCGAACCAGACGTACCGTTCGTTCGCTCCGAAGCAGCGGACGCTCTGACCGGCGGTGTCGATGAGAGGGCCGATGATGAGGTTGCCGTTGTCGTCGGTGGTGCAGAACCGGGCGCCTTTGTTGGTGCCGAGGAGGATGAACCCGAGGTACGAGGAGATGGCGCGCAGGGTTTCACCGCCCGGCAGCTCCCCCGCGGCGGTGGGGGCACCGAGAGAGGTGCCGTCGTCGACGATGGTGATGCGGTAGATGACGCCGTGGGAGGTGCCGGCGTAGATGTGGTTGTGTCCTGCGGCGCAGCCGATCCACGAGCCGATGGCGAGGGTCCGCAGCGGGGTGGGGGCGGCGCCACTCGCCGTGATGTTGTAGAGCGAGCCGGCGTTCCACGCCATGACCCGGTTCTTCACGAAGGCGAACCCGTCCATCGGGTCGGTGAGGTACACGGAGCAGGCGCTCGAACCGTCCGAGATGGTCCAGGTGTCGGAGCCGGCGGCGGCGGCGATGTGAAGGGTGTCGTAGGCGCCGGCGATCCCGGTGATCGTGTATCCGGGCGTGCTGGTCGCGGATGTCCAGTTGCCGCTGACGGTCAGGTCGGCGGACAGCGACGCGTACTTGACCGTCTGGCCGTAGGCCATGTAGACGCGGTTGGCGGTGGTAGCGATGAACGGCTTGGCTTCAGTGGTGGACTGCACCAGGGCGGAGGCGTAGAGCAGGGTCGCGCCGCCCTTGTTCCACACGTCGATGCCTTTCGACTTCCAGAACCGGCCGACCTGGGCTTCCACGTCGTCGGCCCATTCCTGGCCGGCGCCGAGATGCCAGTCGGTCTGGCTGCGCCGCCAGAGACCTTGCGGGTTGATCGTCGCTTCGCCGGGCAGGCCGCCGGTGTCAGAGGAGGCGCGGATGCGTTCCTCGAACCCGCGGCGGAACTGGTCGGAGGCAAGGTCCACCATGTACGGGTGACCGTCGATGGCGACAGGCCAGCCGTCAGGGACGTCGATCGAGGAGCCGGTTCCGGTGTAGAACGGGTCGGCGTCGGTGAACGAGTCGGAGACAGTGGTGATGTCGCCGGTCGTCACTTGCGAACCCTCGTCGGGTACATGCGGGCGAGACGGGCCTGTTCGGCCTGGATGCGTTGCTGGCGGCGGGCGGCGAGACCACGCCACGCGGTGTTCATGGCCCCGCTCTCCACTTCCTGCGCTCGGCGGGTGTCGCCCTGCGATTCGAGGAAGTTGCGCTTCGCTTCGCGGGCGAGAAGGGCGAGGAGCTGGACGCCGATCTCCACGATGTCGGAGGCGGTCGTGGGGAGACCACCGTTCGTGTAGAGGTCCTGGGTTTCGGCGGCGAGAAGGGTGAACGGCGCCCGGTAGGTGACTCGCATCTCGCCGGCCCGCACGTCCTCGTCGAGTGTGAGGGCGTAGCCGGACGGGAAGTCTGTGGTGTCCTGGTCGCGGATCAGGCGGTATCGGCGCACCTCGGGCCACGAGTCGGCGGTGTAGCGCCAGGCGACGTGCTGGATGCCGATGACATCCCCGGCCGGCACGCCGGTCAGGTCGATCGCACGGTCGGAGCCGTTGTACACGAGGTCGACGTGCTTGATCTGGAACAGCCCGTTGTCAGGGGTGGACAGGTCGGCGAGTTCGTGGTTGATGTAGTCGAACAGCAGGGCGCGGGGGAAGCGGGGGTTGACGGTGATGTCGACGCCGGCGCTGTGTGCGGCGGCGGTGGTGCCGTCGAAGCCGCGCTGCACGGTGGCAAGCGACCCGGCGACCGTCCACACGTACATCACCTCGGAGTCGATCTCGATGGTGGCGCCGGGGCGGATGCCACGGGCTTCGTAGGCGAGACCGACCGTCGTCGCGGACGTGTCGAGAGACCCGGACAGTTGGTTGCGTTCCTCGATGATCCCAGCGAGAAGCGCTCGGCGTGCCCTGGTGATGACGGTGGCGGCGGTGGTCATCGTGCGGTCCTCTCGGGCAGGATCATCCGGGGATCATCGTAGGTGCCGTCGACGATGTACCCCGCGTCATGCAGGACCCGCTTCACGTCAGCGGTGTTCCAGTACTCGGTGCCCGGGTGGTAGTCGATGGTGTGGGGGCCGATCTCGGCCTGAACGTGGCGGGTGACCTGGATCGGGAACAGCGCCTCCCGCCGCCGCCGCGTCTCGCCGGAGCCTTCATAGGGGCCGAGAGGTCCAAGGCGGTCGAGAATCTGCATGGCGGTGCGGTTCCACGTGAAACGCGTGCGTGCCTCGAAGGACGCCAGCCACATGGCAGCTTGGTAGCCGGTGTAGTTGGTGTAGACGTCGCGGAGCGCGTCAACCGCCTCGTCGACTCGGGGTTCCCACCAGTCGCCGGCCTCGCCGTAGAGGGTGTAGTGAATGGCGGGTTCCAGGTCGCAGCTGACGATCGCGGAGGCGTAGGTGGCGAACTCGTTGTGCCCGGAGCACCCGGACATGATCGTCGGGCAGCCCTGGGCGATCGCCTGCAACGGCATCATCCCGAACCCTTCGCCGCGGGACAGGCCGAGGTAGACGTGCGCCGAGGCATACAGGTCCACCTCGTCGGCGGCGCTGAGATAGCCGGTGACCATCTGAACGCGAGGGTCGGCGGGCACCTTGAACCACTCCAACGGCTTGGGCATCTTGACGATGAGGCGCACTTCGGGCACGCCGGCGAAGGCCCGCAGGAACGCCTGGACGGCGAGGTCGGCGCCTTTGCGGTACTCGTGGCCGGAGGTGAGAATCGTGAACGGCCCGGAGGTGGGACGGGGACGGTAGCGCCAGCGGATCGGGTCGATGCCGAGAGGGACTCGTACGACGTTGGGATGCCAGTCGGAGAACGCTCGACGGTTCTCCTCGCAGGGGACGAAGATGGTGTCGAAGTCGACGAGGTTGCGGAACTCTGTCGGGACCTTCGTCGTCTCGTACATGGTGAGCAGGTGGAGGCGCTGGCCGGCCAGCCAGGTGCGGCACAGCGGCGGGACGGTGCAGAACAGCACGTCGGCGGCCGGGTCGCGGGTGACGTTGACGCCGAGTTCCGTGAGGGCGCGGGCCACTTCGACCGACATTCGGCCGTAGCCGGTGTGTTCCAGGGTGGAAGTCGAGCGGACCTGGAGCATCAGGATTCGACCTGCTCGCGGGTGTTGGCCCGAGCTTCGCGTTCAGCGCAGCCGTCGATCTGCATGGGCTGCACGCCGTCACGTACGAGCCGCTTGTAGGCGGCCATGTCCTTGTGCCAGCGCTTCTCCGTCTCGTTCACCCACTGGGCGTGGGCGGCGCCAGCAGAGCGTGACGGGGCGGCGGAGGCGGCGAAGGCGACGGAAGCGACCCGGCAGCCGAAGCATCCCTCGACATCAAGATGAGGGTGAACCTCCTGGTGCTTCATGGCGCCTCCCGTCAGGTGATGTACGCACCGTACCCGGCGGCGGTGAGAGCGGCGGCTTCGTCGTCGGACACCTCGTGGACGTGGCCGCCGTAGTAGAGCACCAGCACGGTGTCGGGGTCGTCGGGCTGGCGCTCCGTGTAGATGTCGCCGACCACCTTCCAGACGTTCGTGCCGGTCGGGTGGGACCGATAGTGCCGCATGAGCATGTCGCCGGGGTGCCGGCCCTTCGTGTGCCGGGGCTCGCCGTCTTTGAGCGGAGGCGTGAACGTGGGCATGGTGGGCCCTCAAGGCGGCCCGGGCGGAGAGAGGAGTCCGATCCGCCCGGGCCGTCAGGGAGGCTAGCCGAGCGAGGCCGAGGATTCGATGCGGCGGAGCGACGCCTCACGGAACCGCGAGTAGCCGACGAGGTGGGTCCAGCCGACCGGGCGGAACCGTTCCAGCTTGTCGGTGACCGGACCGTGGACGATCTTCGGCTCGGCACCGTAGCCTTCGCCGGTGGCGTGAGCCTTGGCGACGGCCTGGGCGCCGCAGATGATCGTCGCGTAGACGTCGATGCCCGCCGAACCGGAGCCGGTCCACTTCTTCGCGCGAGCAGCCTCGATGAACCGGACGCCTTCAAAGGCGCCGATCTCGCCCCGGTAGATGTTGGCGGTGTCGACGTAGACGTGCGGGTCACGCCACGCGGCAGCGCCGGTCTCGGACCGGAGGTCCATCGACACGGACGGGTGGATGTAGCCGACGTACAGACCGCCGTCGCGGGTGGCGACCGCCGCACCGCGCAACTGGGCGGTGACCTTGCGGATGTCGTAGGCGGTGATGGTGTCCTCGGCCTGCACGGTCGCCCGGCTGGTCGGGTCGGAGGTGCCGCCCGTGCCGTACACGACGTTGGTGCCACCGGCGAACACGTCGCGGGCCACCGAGTCGATGGACACGCCGGCGTTGTAGCCGACGATGTTCGCGGCGTCCATGTCGACGTCGAGGAGGCTGGTCCGCCGCAACTTGGCGGTGGTCAGCACGGCGTTGCCGTACTCGACGAGGGTGACGGTGACGGTGCTGTCGGACAGCGCCACGGCGTCGACGTCGGCGGTCTCGGTGAGCGCCGTGGTGGCTTCGGCCAGATCGGCGTAGATGAAGAAGGTGACCGCCGCGCCCGGGTGGGTCTGGTTGGTCGGGCGCACGTCGCACGCCTGGTCGAAGTACGTCTCGTTGCGCAGGGCGAAGTAGGCCATGCGGTTGAATGCAGTGGTGTCGGACGACACTGAGGACTGCTGGGTATGGGCGTCTGCCATTAGGTCTCCAAGGGTTCAAGTCAGCCGCGGCGGGCGGCCTCCATCTCGGCGAGGACCGCTCGGAGTTCCTGCTCGTTCGTGGTGGCGTTGATGCGAGCGTCCCAGTCCACGATCACGTCGCTGGCAGCGCCGGCGCCGGTCGTGGTCTGCCCCATCCGAGCCCACGCATCCTTCTCCTCGGGCGGTGCCCCGGCCTCTGTGGCTTGGATGAATCCAGCCTCCAGGGCCGCGGTGCGGATCGCCTCGGGGGTGATCTCGCCGTCGTACGCCTTGAAGAAGTAGGACGCCTTCGGGTCCTTGAGGTCGACACCCGCCTCGATGAAAGCCAGGCGACGGTTCGTCTGCTGGCTCTCGGCCACTTGCTCCTTGAGGGCCTTGTTCTCGTCCTCCAGGGCCTTCATGCGCTTGCGCAGGCCAGGAGTGCGGGGCTCCTCCTCGTCGAGCAGGTCGTCGTCGTGGTCGGGCATGGTCGCTCCTTCGCTGTCCGCACGGCCGCCGGAGGCGCGACCGTGGATGATGCTGACGCCCCTTCGCTCTCGGCGCCGGCCGGGGGGTCCGACGCCGGTACTGCCACACGTGATGGCATCGCCACCATTGTAGCACTACGGGTGGTCGAGAACATACGCACCGTACCCGGCGGCGGTGAGAGCGGCGGCTTCGTCGGCTGTGATGGGGTGGACGTGACCGCCGTGGTAGGTGTGGGCGACGTCGAGGGTGGGGAGCCACTTCGTCGTGTACGACCCGTCTCCCAGCTTGTAGACGGTGACGCCGACCGTGACGCCGATCGCGAGCAGGCGGGCCAGGCGGTTGCCGGGGTCGTGGGGCATCCGTTCGAGGATGCGCTCGTTGGTCGGCGGGTGGAACCAGTACCCGGAGCGGATGATGGGGCGGGCGTCGAAGCCGGCGGAGCCGATCACCTCGGCGTCGAGCCGGCGGGTCGCCGTGGCGGCGTCGCTCAGCCCGACGTCGCCGCTGACAGTGAGGTCGGTGAGGCTGACGGTGACGAGCCCGCGGGCGTCGACGGTGACGGAGGCCGGCACGACCAGCCCGGAGCGCGTCGTGGTGGCGGTGGCGACGCCGTGCGCGCCGACGTGGCCTGCGATGACGGCGTAGACGTCGTTGGTGACGACGACGATGGCCTGGCCGATCCCGCCGGCGCTGGCCCGGACGACGACGTTGATGTCGCTCGACGGGGCCCGGATGGGGAGGGTCGGGTCGGGGAAGGTGTGCTTCCACGGGGCGGCGCCTCGGCGACGGACCCGCAGGGGGAGGGCGATGATCTCGTCGGCATTGCCGGTGTCGAGGATCGACTGGTAGTACCCGGCGATCGCCAGGCCGGCGAGGTCGGCGCGCACGATGCCGGAGCGAGTGACGGTGACGATCGCCTGGCCGTGGAGGCCAGTGGCGCCGAGGACGTGGGACACCTGGACGTCGGCGCCAACGGTGGCGATCGCCTGGGCGTAGGAGGCGACGGCGGCGAGGACGGCGGCGTCGAGGCTGGTGAGGCTGGTCGCCTGGGCGTGGGCGACGACGTTGGCCTGGACCACCCCTCCCCTGTCTCCACTCGTAGCGCTCGATCCGCCACTCCCGGTGGTGGCGAGGGCGGTGATAGAGAGGGACGGTGCGGCGGTGATCGTCGACGACGGGCCCGCCGCCCCGAGAGCATGGGACACCTGCACCTCGGTCTCGGAGGTCATCGCGATCGTCGTCGAAGAACCCGCGTCGGCCAGCACCGTGACCGAGGGGGCCGGGACCCCGGTCACGGTGGCAGCCGACGCGACCGCGCCATCTCCGACGACGGCGCGCTCGGGGGTAGCGCCCGAGGCGGCGGTCGCGGAGACGGCAGCGAGGACCGACCCGGCCCGGGCCGGGTCAGCGACAGTGGAGGCGCCGCCGCCGACGCCGGCCTGGACGACGACGCTGATGTCACTCGTCTCCGCCGGGTAGAGGAGGGCGACGGGAACGAGCGCGGCGGCGACGAAGCGGGGGGCGGCGAAGCGGACGAAGGTGGCGGGGGTGACGACGAGGGCGTCGCCGTTGCCGGTGTCACCGCCTTCGACGTTGCGCCAGGGGGGGACGAACGAGGTGCGGGGTTGGCGTTGGATGTAGGCGCGGCCGTGGCGGGCCATCGGTCACCACACGTTCCCGGCGACCGCCGCGGCGCGCATCGCTCGCACGGTCGGCGCCTTCCAGCGAGGATCACGCTCGCCGACGATGAGAACACCACAGGCGTGGTCGGACGAGGCGAGGGTGACGTTGTAGGTCTGCGTGCTCGCGGCCGTCGCCTGAATCTTGTACTGCGAGGTGACGAGCATCGTGCCGCCCGACTGGGTGGTGACCGCCGACGACCAGGACCCGTTCGTCGTGTCCGAGTCACCGGTCACCGCACCGGACGATTCGGCGCCGACACCACCGAAGGTGATGTCGCCAACGGCGACGCTTGCCGCGGTGGTCTGCGTCGGGTTCGCTGTCGCCGACGCGCTCGACGCCGCGTTCGCCCCGAACGAGAAGTCCCACACCTTGCCCGAGGTGAGCCCGGACACCTTGTAGACGTGCGCCGCCTTGGCCGTCGTCGCCGGCGAGAAGTTGACGGTGATCTGATCCGTGGTGGACATCGACGCCGTGGCGATGCTCGTGGCGATCGTCAGCGTCGCGCCGGCCGCGGCCGCGCCAGGGTCGGACAACGCGTTGATGATCCAGTTCTCGACGGTGGTGGTGGCGGTGCGCGTCCACGGGAACACGTTGCCGACTGCGGTGGTGATCGACGCGATCGACCGGGCGCCGCTGCTGCCGGTGTTGTCGGCGCCGACGACGACGACGATCAGGTCACCGGCGTCGACCGTCAGCCCACAGTTGAAGGCGAGGGTCGACGACGACGTGTTCGACGCCCCGGTGCCACCGGCGGTGACCGACAGGGCCATCGGGGGCTACTCGTTCCAGATGGCGTAGGCGGAACACTGGGGAGTGACACCCGCCGCGGAGGTCAGCTCAAAAGCGAGGCCCTGAGAGGCGGAGCCGTCACAGATGACCGGGCGGGCGCCGAGCGGGTACTGGACGACGAGCAGTCCGCCTTGGGGATGGACGTACCAGGCGCCGAGCGCCGAGCTGGCGACCATCGTCGGCTCGACGGTCAGCGTGTGCTTGGCCGTGACGGCCGAGGTCGCCTTGGCGGAACGGTCGACGAGGAACTCGGTGCAGGCGGTCCCAGTGCCCGACGCCGTGATCTGGCGGAGGCGCACCAGGATCGGGGCCTGCGTCGCGGACGTGCCGTTGAAGGACACGCCGAACTCGACGAGTTCGGCGCGCACGTTCGCCGAGCCGAGCAGTTCGAGCACGGTGGACGTGTCGGCGGTGAGGACCGTGTAGACGGTCTCGGTGTGGGCAGCGTAGAGGGCCACGGCTCAGCCGATCTCCTCGAAGATCATCCCGGCCGTCACCGTCTGCGCCGAAGTGGGCGCAGCCGGGAACTTGATGGCGACGACCCCGGAAGGTGGGACGATCAACGCCTCCTTGTCGGAGGCTGCGGTCCAGCGCCAGCCGGCCAGCCAGTTGAACGCTTCGGCGATGTACACGACGCCATCGGTGCCTTCGCCGGTCGCTGTGTGCCCAGCCGAGCCGCCGAACGCGACTTCGCCGATGCCGGCCGGGCGGGCGGTGACGGCGGTGGTGCCGGTCGCTGCGGTCGACTTGCGGAGCAGCTGGACACGCTGCGTTGCCGAGGTGGTCGACCCGGACTGAGTGACCCATGCGCCGGTCACCTTCACCACGGCGTCGGAGGCCGCCGTCAACTGGAGGATGGTGATGGCGGTGGAGATGGACTGGGCCTCCATCGTGATCGTGTAGACGCTCATGTCGCTCTCCTAGCGATAGGTGGTGATCCCCGGGCTGGTGAACAGCGGCGGTGAGGTGAGCAGCCCGGCTTCCCAGTTGTCGAGGGTCACGGTGTCAGCCGTGGCAGCGTCCAACGCGAACCCTGCCTGAGTGTACGACGCGCCGAGGGTGGTATCGGTGACGGAGGTCTTGAACGACCCGTCGACGTAGACGCTGATGAGCGAACCGGACACGGTGATCTTCGTCGTGTAGTTCGTCGACGTCGACCAGGTGTGCGCGGACTGGGCGAGCTGGGTGGGGGAGTACAGGTTGCCGTTGATCTCACGGATTTCGACGTACGACTCGTTCCACTTGCGGCCGGCCTCGTAGCAGTAGGCGCTCGTGCCGTCCCAGTCGCCACGCACCACGGCGAATGCCTCAGAGTTGGCGTTGGTGAACTGGTGGACGTGCTGGCTGTAGATGTCGGCGCCGATGGTGGTGACCCACAGCGCCATGTCGTTCGCGTTGGCGTCGCAGCGCACCTGGTTGGAGGCGATGGTGATGCCGGACCCGCCCGTCTCCCAGTTGGCGCCGAGGCCCCCGTTCGACCGGTTGAAGTCGTCGGTGGCGCCGCCCGCGACGACGGGCCGGTCGAACAGGTCGACACCCGCGCAAGTCACCTTCCACCGGCCGTGGTCTGGGAGCAGGTCGGCGGCGAGGACGCCGTACAGGATGTCGCCGATCGTGTCGTCGGTGTCGACGGTGACGCCGAGCCGGTTGGCGAGGACGGAGCGCACGGCCGGGCCGAACGTGGCGAGAGCGTTGTCGCCGAGGTCGACGTCGATGCCGGCGATCGCGCCGGTCATGGCGGGGGCGACGACGAGGCAGCGGTCCCGGCCGTAGCCACGCAGGTCGATGCACGCCCAGTCGTCGAGGCTGTCGCCGACCGAGGGACGCCACGGGTCTCGTGGCCCGGTCCCGCCGATCCAGGTGGACAGGCCGAACCTCACCGTCGCATCGCCATGCGAGGCCCCGACAGGAACAGGGGGGTGCCGCCGGCCGGGGCAGGGTTCACGATGAGACCGGCTGCCCACCAGTTGCCGACCGTCTGGCCGACATCGGAGCAGGTGATCGTCGCCGACTCGGTGCCGTCCGACACCCGGTACCAACTGCTGATCTGCGTGTTGCCGGTGTTCTGGTGGAGGATCGCCGTCATCGTCTTGCCGCTCCCGGCCGTGGGGGTGGCGAACCCGCCGCCGCTGTCCGCCCCCGAGCCGAACCAGCACAGGATCAGTTCGCCTGACGCCGGGGTGACGCCGAGGGTGACGGAGCCCGACACGCTGTCAGACCCGTTGTACCCTCCCGCCCCGTTCACCCCTGCCGATCCGGAACGGATCGGGGTCGACGTGTCGTGCCCGGTGACGTCGAAGGCGGACAGGTGGTAGAAGAACGTCTCAGCCGACGAGGTGTCCGCGTCGACGGTGATCCCGAACGACGACGGCGAGGAGCCGATCACGGCGTACCACGCCGACCCGCCGGTCGCGTATTCGGCCACAGGCGCACCCCACGGCCAGCCGTCCGTGTCGCCGTCATCGGCGTAGCCGAGGTTCACCCACGACAGGCTGCCGCCGGAGATGGGGGTGCCGGAGCGGATCGAGAAGTTGGACGTGGCGTTGTTGTCGTTCTGCCCGCCCCATCCGCAGAACAGGAGCGAGTTCGCGGTCGGCGTCGTCGACGACGTAGTGACGGTCTGCGTCGACGTCGTGACGGAGTTGTAGTTGTGGCGGGCGGTGACCGTGAAGGCCATGCGGCCCTCCGATCAGACGAAGGTCAGGTCGAAGTCGAGGGCGTTGGCGGCGATGACGATGTTGCCAGCGGACGCGAACGTGTTGGGGACCGTCTTGAACCAGGCCACCTCGCCATCCGTAGTGACGTTCACCGCCGCACCACCGGAGGAGGTGGCGACCGTGAACGCGTCGGTGGTCAGCCCGGTCGAGCGGACGTAGTACAGCGTCGTCGCGGACAGCCCGGTCGGCAGCGTCTCGCCCGCGACGGCGGCGAAGAACACCCGGTCGTCGGTGGTCAGCCCGTGCGCGGGGGACGAGAACGTGTCCGACGTCGCCGCGACCGTCCCCACCCCCTTGAGCACCTGGCCGCTGGAACCGTACGGGAACCAGCCGTACAAGGTGCCACCCGTGATCGCCGAGTGGACGGAGATGGCGACGATCGTCTGCCCGGCCGCGATGGGGATGGTCAGCTGCGCGTTGTTGTCGATGACCCCGTTCGACGCCGCGGTCCAGGTGATCGCCTGGCGGGCGTACGAGCCGCCGGTCGACTCGGTGGTGCCGAGGTCCTGGTAGGCGCCGATGTGGGTGAACACCGACTTGCCGGAGTCGAGAAGGGCGTTGCGCCCGGCCGTGGTTAGAGGAATGGCAGTACCTCCTGCTTCGCCGCCAAGCGCCGACGCTGGCGGTACTTCTCGGCGTACTCATTCATGCAGGCCCGACACTGACGCCGGCCACTGGGACGAGTGTAGGTGTTCTCCGGGGTCCAGGCGTGACCCCCCGACAGGTCTCGTGGCGGAGGCGGCCGTCCTGGCGTCGCTTGCCCTGCCCTCGCCCCATCGCCTACGCCTTCGCCAGTCCACTGATGCCCGACCCGTCGGTGGCGTAGCGCCCACCGCCCGCGAACTCGGCGAGACGGTTGGCGCGACGCTGACGGATGCGGCGAGCGGCAGCGGCGTCGCCGAGGAAGGCGGCCCCTGCGGCCTCCTCGACGGTGATGAGGTCCTCGGTGCGATCGAGAGGTCGGTACAACTCCTGAGCCTCGTCGCTGATCTGTGTGAAGCCCTGCATGGCGGCGCCTTCGGAGACACCCACGGAGGCGACCCGTTCGAGGGTGCCGAGGGCGACGTCGAGGCCCGCACGGGCGGCGGCGGCGCCGACGCGGGCGGTCGCCATCTGCTTCTCGATGAGGGGGAGGGCGACGTCGGGGTCGAGCATGTAGGCGACGAGCTCGCCTTCGGTGATGCCGTAGAGGTCCCGCAAGGCCTGGCGCACGGTCGGGTCGGCGTTGATGGCGGCGACGTAGCCGGCCTGGATGCGCTGGCTCAGTTCGGCGAGGGAGACGTCGCCGCCGATGAACTGGTCGAAGTCGTCGGGGCTGTCGTAGAACCCATCGGGAAGACCGGCGGAGTGGAGGATGCCGGCGTAGGCAATCTCCATTTGCACGTACTGGGCTTCGGAGAGGACCGCCTTGCCGGCGGCGCGGCGCATCTCGTTCCCGGCGAAGCGCTCCTTGTACTCGCTGGTCTGGCGGATGGCGGCCATGACCCGGGCTTCGGAGATGGCTTCGCCTGCGGTCACCTCGGAGAACACGAGGTCGGTGAGCGAGCCGAGGCCGTAGTAGTCGAGGATGCTGGCGATGATGTCACGGGCGGACTTGTCGGCTTCGAGGATCGCCTCGGCGCCGATCCCGGACGGGGTGGTGGTGGGGGCGATGACGCTGGCCTGCTCTCCGACGTTCGGAGTGGTGGTGGCGGTGGTGGTGCCGGGGAGCGGCGCGGCGGGGACGGGATTGGGACCGACGACCCCGCCGGATGGGCGAGGCGGTGGCGCGGTCGGGTCGTAGGCGGGCTGGCCGAAGAAGGCGTCGAGGTTGGTGAGGGCGGCGGAGGCGAGGGTGATGGACGGGTTGGCGTCGAGGTACTGGGTGAGGAGGGTGACCTGGGCGATGTCGAGGGACCGCCAGGAGCCATCCGGGTAGACGACGTAGCCGGTGCCGTCCGGGTAGACCACCATGTCGCTGCGGGGGGTGGGGGACGTCGCCATCTCAAATCTTCCCGAAGGTGTGGGCGATCATGTCGGCGAGCGCGTACGCCTTCTCGATCGCGTCGGGCGTGTACTCGTACCCGTAGGCGGGGTCCTTGCGGAGCAGGGTGGCCCACTCGAACAGGTTGAGCGTGCGGCGGGTGCCGGTCGATGGGTCCGAGTAGTTGAGGGCGACGTTCCACTTGGGGTCGGTGAAGTCGACCTGCTCGGGGGTGAGCCCCAGGACACGAGCGGCGACCTGGGCGTAGGGCTCGGTGAGGTCCTTGACGGTCATGCCGCGCTGGATGTCGTCGGCGAGCGACGGGTACATGCCGGACGCCTGGTTGCGAACCCAGTTCGAGAAGTCGTCCATCGTGACCGTGCCGACCGCGATCTTGGCGGCCCACGAGTCGAGGGTGGCCTGGCTGATCGGGACTCCGTAGTTGTAGGCGATCTCGGACAGGGAGCGGCCGACGACCCCGGCGCGAACCTGCGTGGTGCCTTCCGGTGTGCGCAGGAGCTCGCCGGCGAGGGCGGTGGTCAACTGCTGCTGATCCCAGCCGTCGCGCAGAGAGCGGGTGACGATGGAGCGGAGCACGTCCTCGGCGAGCGTGCCGCCGAGCTGGGAGACGATGGTGCGGGCGTCGTCGAGGTGCTGGTCTACGCGGGCGGTGGCGGTCGCCGGGTCGGAGGCGACGATCTGATCCCAAGTCCGCTGCGACTCGGTGGTGGTCTGCCACCACTGGGTCTTGCGAATCTCGTTCTCCAGGTACTGCTGGGTCCAGCCTTCTTGGGCGGCCTTGCGGAGCAGAGGCCCGATCTCGGGGTGGAGCAGGAACGCCGACGCCCACCCGTATGCGGAGGCGGCCTGGCGCTCGATCCACTCGGCGTAGAGCCGCTTCCACTCGTCGGTGGTGGTGTCGATCGCAGGGTACTGGACAGCGGTGTCGGTCATCTCAGCCGCCCATCATGTTCAGGAACGTGTCCAACTGGGAACCGATGGCGTAGATGTCAGCGTCGACCTTGCGGGTCTGGTCGATCCAAGTGCTAGCCGCGGTGTCGGCGGCGGGGGCTTCGGTGACGACGGCCTGGTTGGCGTAGTACGCCTGCTGGAAGGCGGTCTCCTGTGCCTGGAACGAGTAGACGAAGCGGTTGAGCTCGTCGTCGGTGAGGAACCGGCCGAGGCGCTGCTGGGCGACCTGGTTGGCGACGGCCTTCAAGTCGTCGGGGTTGGTGAGGCGGATCGTGTCGACAGAGCCGCCGCCGCCGCCGCCGCCGCCGCCGCCGCCGCCGTTGTAGTTGATGCCGGCGGCGATCTGCTGGCGCGCGTAGGCGTCGGGCTTCATGTCGTTCAACTGGGCCTCGCCGACCATGTACCAGTAGGCTTCGAGGGTCTCCTGGTTGATGGACCGGGTGAACAGCGACCCGGCGTCCTTGTCGGTGTAGCCGGGGACGAGCGCCATCATCTGCAACTTGACGACGGCGAGTTCCTCCGTCGACATGTTCATGAGCTGCTGCGCGGCGTCCGCTGCGGTCAGGTACTTCTCGCCGTAGCCGTAGAAGCCGGCGGCGGCTGCCGTCTCCCGCTCGTGGGCGAGGACCCGCGGGTCCACGGTCCGCGGGTTGTTGGGCATGTCCCAGTCGGCGTAGCGGGCCGCCTCCCACGGGTCTTGGGCCTTCACGTTGAACACGTAGCCCACGAACTCGCCGTTCTCGTCCTCCACCTTCTCCATCGCCCAGTCGTCGTAACCGAGAGGAATCTGGCTGTAGGTCTGGGTGAGATAGGGGCCGGCGACGGCATCCATCGTGAGTTCGGCGTAGTAGTCGGTCAGGCGACGTGCATGGGTCCTCGCCTCGTCGATGCGGGCTCGGCTGATTTCGCCGGGACTACGGCGGTCGGTCCCGCGCCGGACGCCGCGGCGCACCGCCTCCTGGTAGGTGCCGGATTCGATCGCGTCGCGGTATATCCGCCAGTAGGTATCCGGCCAGTCCTCGATCTCCTGGAACGGGTCCGGCCGCCCGATCACCCTGACGTCGCCGCCGTCGCCGAAGTCGTGGACGATCTCGATATCGAGGCCGTCCCGCTTGGGGGCTGGCGGGCCGTACACGCGCGGCGGTTCCTCTCGGTCTCTGAGGCGCTCCACTTCGGCTTGTTCGCGCTCGGCTTGGAGGCGACGCTGACGCTCCGCGCGGGTCTCCTCCTCCTGGCGCCGCTTCGCCTCGCGCTCGGCCTTCTGGCGTTCCAGCCGAGCACCGTTCTCCCGTTGGATGCGCTGGCGTTCCAGTTCCAGTTCCTTGCGCGCGTCAAGAATCCGCTTCCGGCGGGCCTCGCGCTGGGCGCGGGCGAGAGCCTGCTGCGCGGCCCGGCTGTCGGTCGGGCGACCGGGGGGCATCAGGCGTCCCCCTGTGCGTCGTCGGTCATCTCGCCCTCCAACACAGTGTCGTACAGCTTGCGGAACTCAGGACTCACCGCTGACAGGTCGCGTGCGAGTGCCCTCATTGTGTCACGCAGACGGCTCGCGCTCTTCGCTTGGGCCCAGGACGTCTGCGAGCGCAGGCCGAGTTCGTTGATCGCCGCGTCGCGCACGGTGGTCCGCATATCCATGTAGGCGGCGAGCGCCTGGCCTTGCGGGGTAGCGAGCATCTTGAGGGCGGTCTCGTTGCCGTTGAGGGCGTCGACGACGATCTGGTTCAACTCGTTGATCTGCGTGCGGCGAAGGTTCTGCTGCTCGGCGCCGTTCAACTGGACGCCGAAGTACTGCTCCAGTTCGCGCTTGACGGCGCCGAGCGCGATCTGATCCTCGGGCGTGCGCTCACTTTCGGGCGGCATCCGGTCGCGCACACGCGAGTAGGCGATCCAGGCGAGCGAGCGGGCGGCGTCGTCGTAGACCGCCTCCGGCTGGTTGATGTGGCGCATCCCCCGATCCATCTGGCCCTGGTAGGCGTCGAGGCTGAACGGGGCCTCCCGCCCCTGCGCCGGGCCGAAGAAGCCACCCACGTTCGGGTACTGCTCGACGATATCCTCGTTGAGCCGGTACCAGTCCCACCACTCGTCGGTGGCTTCCATGCCCGGGACGAGGCTCTTGGAGTTGGAGGCCATGTACGCCCACACCTCGGGGCCGTAGGTGTCGAGGAAGTCGATCACCGCCTGGTCGCGGTCCTCGCCGTTGATGATCGCCGCGGTCTCCGCCTTGTTGAGTTCGTTGGAGAGCAGGGTGGCGATCACGTTCTCGTCGTCGGCTGTGTTGATCGTGTACTGCGGCTGCGGCGAGGCCGGCCCGAAGAACTGTCCGAGCCCGCGCTGGCTGTAGATGCGCAGCGCGATGGTGCGGGCCTGCTTGGTGATGTCGGCGAGCTCGCTATGGCCGGGCACATGGTCGAGGGTGGAGAGGTACTGCTTGAACACATGCGCCTGCGTGGCGAGGAACGACGGGTCGTTGTCGACGTTGTTGAGGTAGTTGTAGACGAAGCCGCCGAGTTCGGTGTCGGCGGCGACAGCTGGCAGGCGTCGCAACCAGCCGGGAAGAACCCGCCGCATGTCGAGGGCGCGCCCGGCGGGGGTGTCCGCCTCGGCGGGGGCGCCGAACGGGAACAGCCACTCGCGCAGACCGTCGAGGCGCGGGTCGTCGGGGACGGTGTACGCGACCACCTGGTCGACGATCGGGCCGAACCCGGGGAAGATGTTGCCGGCGATGTTCAGGTTGCGGGCCGGGGCGACCATCCGGGTGCCGGGGTAGCCCGGCTGGAACAGCTTGGACATCTCCTGCGACAGCGGGAGGGAGAACATCCACTCGCCGGAGGTCGGGTCTTTCCACAGGAAGCCCTCCCGCTTGCCGTCCGGCATGGCGGTGTACTCGCCGGTGGTGGGGTCGTAGCCGTAGATGTCCTGGCCGAGCCCCGTCGCGTTCTGCGCGGCTCGGACGCCTTTGAGCAGGGACTTCGCGGGGCGGCCCTTGCGCAGCACCATGATCTTGACCCACGCCTCGTACACCTCCTTCCACGCGTCGCCGAACGGGAACACGAGGCGCATCTGGTCGAAGAAGGCGCCCTTCTTCGTGGCGTCGAACAGGAGGTCGCGAACATCGGTGAGAGCCGCGGAGCGGGCCATCGCGTCGATCTCGTCGATGGTGGCGGTGTCGCCGTCGCGGTAGGCGAGGCGGGCCCGTTCGCGGATGTTCTTCATCATCGTCTGCGTGAGCCCGGCCTGTTCGGCTCGGCGGACGACAGTGGCAGCGTCGTTGGGGTCGAGGCTGGCGATGAGGTGGGTGATCTTCTTCCAGTAGATGTTGCGGAACGAAGGGCTGCGCGACAGGTAGTCGGAGGTCCTGCCGTACAGGTTGCCGAAGAAGAAGTCGGCGATGTGACGCATGGCAGGGGTGTCGAGCGCCTTGATGCCGAGCACGTCCTCGGCGTGGAACCGGCCGGTGTCGTACATCAGCATCTGCGGCGCCCGGCCGTTCTCCGACCTGGCGTACTCCTCCAGATGGGCTCTGAAGCCGTCGTCGTAGACGAAGTTGCCGCTGCGGCCGGATGTGCGAACGATCGGCTTGCCGTTGAAACGCCCCCGGGCGATGGCGTCGAGGATGTCCTGGTCGGCGCCGTCGAGCATCGCCAGCCAGTTGTCGCGGGCATAGCGCAGCGTGACCGGATCACGGGCCCCGTAGGCGCCGGCTATGTACGCCACCTCGTCAGTGAGTTCGTGCACCCACGCGCTGACGTCCTCCCACGAGGACGCTCGCCAGTTCATCCCGACGACTCTGGCGGCGTTCTCTCGGGCCTTCGCGAACTGGTAGCCACCACCAGTCATGAGCCAGTGGATGATGGCGTCCTCACCGTTGTCGGTGAGACGACCGGCGGCGATGTGCCTGGACACGGTGTCCTCGACGCCATCGACCTTGAACCGGGATCGAGGACCGACCCCACGCCCGGCGATGCGCTGCATCACCGGATCGTTCGAGTAGAACGAGATGCGGTCCAGGTAGCCCTCGATGTACCGACCCCGCTCCGCGGTGTTCGACAGGGACACATGGCTATAGCGAGCAGCCTGGTACTGCTGGCGCTTGTCCTTGAGGATCATGGCCGTGGCGTTGTGCCCGTTGCGGCCGATGACCGCGCCGTCGTAGCCGACCGCCATGCGAGCCAGCTCCTCGTGCACCATGTCCATCTCGGCGTCGAGCGCGTTGCGCTGGGCAACGAGGTCGTCGACGTTCCTGCCGGCCTTGGTCGCTTCGGCGATCTGCTCGGTGAGGTCGTCGAACCTGGTGGACAGAGCGTCCATCTCGGACTGCTTGGCGACGAACCGCCGACCGGCGGCGTCGAGGTTGGCGCGGCCGTGGTGGATGGCGCTGGCGAACACGCCGAGCAAGCCGGAGCGGGGGTTCATCACGCCACTGGTGGACACGCGCGCCATCTCCTCGGGGATCACGCGGAGCAGGTAGGCGGCGCGGGTGATCATCAGCGGCCGCCACCACGACATCGCCCACTCGGCCCAGTGCTGCACCCTGTCGGCGGCGGCGAGCACCTTGCCGGCGGAGACGGCTTCGGATGTGTGGACGGCGGTGGCGAGACGGCCGGCTCCGTCGTCGTCGAGGTTGGCGCGCGAGGCGCGCCGCAGAGCGTTGCGAACCCGGCTGGTGTGGTGGAGCAGGTACGTGTAGGTGGCGGGGTCGATGACGGTCGCGCCGTGGGAGAGCATCTGCGTCACGAGAGCGGGGATGGACCCGGGGGCGCCGTCGACGACGGGGACGCCGGCGGAGAGGTCCTTGTACAAGAAGTTGGAGAGGTCCTGGCGGTGCTTCGACCACTGGGTGACGGCCCGGGCCTCCTCCTGGGTGAACCCCATCTGCACGAACCGCTCGGCGAACGAGTCAGCGAGTTCGTTGAAGAACCCAGTCATGTCTGCGGGGTTCTCGCTCGCGAGCGCGGCGTAGCCCTTGTTGATGAGGGCGTCACGTGCCGCCTGGTCGTAGCGGCCTTGGAGGATGCCTCGGGTGTCGTCGATGAGAAGGGTGTCGAGCATCCCTTCGAGGTTCTTGCCGAACGTGTACGGGTCGTTCATCGGCAGGCGCGTGTCCTCGGGGATGATGTGTCCCCAGCGGGTGTGCTTCGAGGCGGTTCGCTTGACCCACATCTTCGCGTTGCCGACTCGGAACAGCCCCGTGTCGGGGAGACGCCGAACGGCGCGAGCGAGGTCCTCGCCGGGGAGCGCCATCGCGCGGGCGTAGGCACCGACCACCTCGTCGACGGAGCGAGCGGAGGCGAGTTCGACAGCGAGCATAGGGGAGATGTTGCGAGCACCGCCATGCAGGCGCAGGACGTCGGCCACGGTGTCGGTCTCGATGAGGCGTCGCACGGCACGTCGACCTTCGCCGAGGGTGAGGAACCGGGCGAACTCGGGGAGCAGAACGGTGCGCCGGCCGCCTTCGGAGATGACGCCGGCCCGGTCGCGCAGGTAGGAGCGGTACACGGCCTCGTCGTCGCCGATACGAGCAAGGCGACGGCTGACGCCGATGGCATCGTTCGCTCGCTCCTGGTGGTAGAGAGCCCGGGCGATGTCGCCGCGGGCCTCGTAGTAGCGGGCGAGTTCGACCTCGCCCGTGTAGCGAGACAGGGCGCCCGAGGAGAGCCCGGTGCGGTGCAGGGCGTCGGACATGGCGGCCAGTCGTCCGCCTCGGATGCCGTCGACGACCTCATCGCCCCAGCCGGCGACCGGGATGTAGTTCGACGGGTCGGTGGTGACGGCGATGATCGCGTCGATGGCCCCGGAGGCGATGTCGTAGGCGCGGGATTCGTCGTCCCACACCCCGGCGTCCACACCGAGTTCGGCGACCTGGCGACCAAGGGTCCAGGCGCGTCCGTTGATGGTGCCGCGACGCTGACGGGCGGCCTCGGCCTGCTCGGTGGACACGGAGCCGCCGGGGAACCAGCCGGTGCCCATGTCGACGTCGCCGCCATCGGCGAACTGCTCGTAGATCACCTCGGCGGTGGTGCCCTCGAACAGATCACCTTGGAGAATCTCGGTGAGGAAGTCCCCCTGGGCGATGTCGGAGCCAAGGTTCTGCGCCGCCTGGGTGATCGAGTCGAGGGCGGCGAACGTCCAGCGGGAGGCACCTTTGGCGTAGGGGGCGACGATGTTGCCGATCGTCTCGCCTCCGACACGGGCGACGGCCCGCTGCACGGGCCCGATGGCGTCGCCGATCGGGCCTTCCCGAAACCAGTTCATCGCGCTGCCGAGGAACCCGCCGCTGTCCTCGGGTTCGGCGGGGGGGGTCGGCATGATGCCGGCGGCCATCATGTCCTCGGTGGCGGTCTGCGCGACACGGTAGATCAGGTCCTCGTCAGCGCCGCCGAGGGCCAGCGCCACGATGGCTTCCGGGTCGAGGTTCGGGTTCGCCTGGTAGGCGCGGGCGAGCAGGGTGCCTTCGTACTCGACGTCGGGGCGTTGCTGGCGTTCGGCGATCTGCTGGGCGACCTGTTGCTGCTTGCGCCACTCGCGGATGTCGTCGGCGGTGCCCATCTACGTGCGATCCTTCCGCAACCGGAAACCGCCGGGCGGGCCTACGAGGGCTCGACGTTCGAGGCTTTGGAGCAGGTCGAGCAGCGCCGGGTTCGGATAGCGGGAGGCGATGGCGCGCACGGTGAGGATCAGGTCGTCGCGGCTGCCGGGGGTGATGCCGGCGGGGGCGAGGGCTTCGGGGCCGGGGCCGGGGCCGGTGCGCATCCCGGCGGTGATCGGCTCGTTCGGCCGTTCGGTCGGGCGGTTGAAGGCGCCGGCGGCGCCGGGCTGGGGGGCGGGTGGGGCCGGGACCCGCGGCTGGGGCGACGGCCCGGGCTTGACGGCGCGCTGGCGGCGCTGCTGGGCGGCGGCTTCGCCGTAGGCCTGGCCGGTGAAGTTCGCCATCTTCGGCTTCGGCATGTTCAGGTCGGTGCGGTTCGGGTAGGCGGGCATCACGTCACCTGTTCATCGCTTCTTTGACGGCGACGGGGCGGCGGAGCTGGCCGAGCAGCTGGGCGAGGTTCGACACTCCGGGCGACGGTGGCGGCACCTCGCCGGCTTCGGCGCCCATGCCGGGCTGAGCGAGGCCGGGCATCGTCTCGGGGGAGCCCTGGGCCATCTCGGCGGCCTGGCGCTCTCGGGCCTCGTCGTCGACCTTGGCGATCGCCTCGAACAGTGGCACCTCGCGCACGGTGACGAGTTCGACGATGCGGGCCAGGTCTCGCGGCTGGTACGGGCCGTCCGGCATGGCGGCCTGCTGCATGATCGAGGCGAGGAGGGCCTGTTCGATGCCTTCGGCGGTGATCCGATCCTTCTCCATCTCCGGGTCGTCGATGAGCGGGTCGGCTTCGCGGGCGGATTCCTTCGACATCATCCCGGTACCGAGGCGCTGTCCGAGGCCGATGACGAGGTTGTTGACGTCGGAGCCGGTCGCCGGGTAGTTGACGTAGTGCTTCGACGTCTCCCACAGATCATCGGGGACGTAGCCCTTCTCACCGGCGATCTTGCGGCCGGGCATGACGAAGGACTTGGCGGTCGAGCCCCAGTAGGCCAGCTCGACCGCGATGGCGAGTTCGTCCTCGTGGCGGAGGCTGGTGGCGAGAAGCTCCTGGGCCTCCTGCACCCGGAAGTCGACGGTGGCGGAGAGAATCTGGTCGCCGCGACGGGCGGTGCGCACCGTGGAGGCGGCCTCCCCGCTCCATTCGGCGGGGACCCCGGCTTCGAGGCGCTCCTGGCGCTCGATGCGGTCGATCATCATGTCGGTCTTGTAGCCGGGGTTGAGCTGCTGGGTGATGATGTCGCCGCCCTTGACGACACCCATCTCGCCTTGGAGGCCGTCCGCCATCTGGACGATCTCGGCGGTCTCGCCGGGGCGGGACACGAGGTACTCGTTGGGGAAGATGCCCCGCTGGACGGCGATCTCGTTGAGGGCGACCAGCTTGGCGCGGGACAGGAACATGGGGATCATCCCGTCGAACTGCCCGTGAGGCCGGTCGAGGTTGAGCCGCTCGGGGATGACGACGAGGGGCCGGCCGGTGCGGTTCGGCATTCGTTCCAGCACGACGTACTGTTCCCGCCCTCGCATGGTGGCGGACTGCTCGGGGGCGGTGGCGTACACCTGCTCGTCGGTCTTGCCGATGACGACCATCGCGCAGTCGTCGGCGTCGTAGTAGCACAGCACGGTGTAGGTCTCGTCGTCCTTGCAGGTGCATTTGAGCCCCAGCATGGCCTCCGGGTAGTGGTCACGCAACCATCGCTCGGTGCGGGTGACGGCGATGATGCAGTCGGGGGGGATCATCTCGTCGGGGTCGTCGAGGGGCGCGGGGAAGCAGTCGAGGGGGTTGATGACACGCCAGCGCGGCACCAGCCGGTTGAAGTCGGGCTGCACCATCACCGGGGAGTTCGAGTAGCCGAGAAGGTGGCGGGCCCGCCGACGCATCTTGAGCGGGACCTGGTTGACGTCCCAGATGGCCGACATGGCGTCCCGGCGAGTGCGGGCCTTGGCCTTGGCGACGACGGTGTTGCGGATCGGGGGGAAGTAGGGGGTCGGCGTGGTGGAGCCGACCCGCATCGCCATCTGCTCCAAGCCCTGGATGAGCAGGTTGGCGGCCCCGCTGGAGGACATCCGGTCGAGTTCGGAGACGGGGACCACGATGTCGGCGTTCGCCATGTCGCGCACCGCTCGCATCTGCGCGTGGACGGGTCCGAGGCGCTTCACCCGCTCCTGGTAGAGAGCGACGATCGCGTCGGCGGTACGGAACATGCTCTACTCCTGGGTGCGCAGGTCGAACGTAGTCTGCCACGCTGAGCGTCAACCTGCGCGCAACCACGAGGGGCGCCACTGCTTCGGCGGCGCCTTGGCGGGGCTGAGACGAGGCCAGTACAGCTCGGCGAACCAGTGGGCCATCACCAGGTCGGTGTCCTGCTTCTTGTCGGGGCGCCACGACATCGCCTGGGTGATGAAGGACTTGACGCGGAAGTCGATGCTGCCGCCGCTGGCATAGGGGATGGAGATGCTGCCGGCGCGGTACACGGGTGGCAGGAGGGCTTCGACGCCGAGGTCGTCGTCGATCTTGTTGCGGCCGGTGGTGTGGGGAAGGATGTCGACGCGGTTGCGGGCGACCCAGCGCCGCACGAACTCGTGGGCGAGGAGGAACCGCTGGGCGGCGTTGATCTCGACGACCCAGTGGGTGATGCGGTGGCCGAGGTCGACGGAGCGCTGCTGCCAGTCCTCCATCAGCCCGTGATGGGCGCGGTTGTCGACGGACCAGCCGAGAAGTTCCTCGGCGGTCATCTTGCGCAGCTCGACGTCGACGAGGTAGCGCATGTCGGTGCTCGGCTGGTACAGCCACCAGGTGATGCCCCAGTACTTGCTCGGTGACGGGTCGATGGTGGCGATCGACACGACGTCGCCTGCAAGGCCGGTGGGGACCTGCCCGCGGCTGCGGGACTTGTCGACGCAGCCGGGATAGAGGATGCCGTCCGGGCCGGTGCCGCCGAAAATCCACTCGCGCCGGATCAGCTCGGGCTCAAGAAGCGGGTCCTCCTGCTGGTAGACGAGGCGGAACCGTCGCTCGGAGGAGGCGCGCACGTACTGGAGGTCACGCCACGGGACACGCCGAGGGTCGAGGAGCGGGCCGTCCGGCCAGGGGGCGGCCTTCACGGAGCGGGAGGAGGGCCCGGTGTCGAGCTCCTCGTAGTACGCCTTGTAGACGAGGTGGCGGTACTTGGGGGTCTCCAGCGGGGCGCCGTCGTCGTCGGAGTCGGCGTCGTCGAGGACGGCCCGCTTGTCGAGGCAGTAGCCGTACAGGTCGGCCGCGCTGAGACGCTGGCCGATGACGGCGAGCAGGCCGCCGGGTTCGCAGCGGGCCTCGGCCACCGAGTCCCACTTCTCCAGGAAGCGGTCGCGGGTGACGCCTTCGCGGGCGTTGTCGGAGTTGGCGGCGTCGTCGAACAGGCACAGTTCGGCGCGGTGGCCGATGAACTCGGAGTCCATGCCGTAGGAGGTGACGGTGGCCTCCTTGTTGTTCGTGGAGGAGCCGTCGTGCTGCTCGACGACGAACTCGTCCTGGCGCCACGCCGCGGCCGGGACGCGGGGCTTGAACCGGCCGTAGTCCTCGGCGAGCGTGGCCTCGGCGTCGACGGCGAGGCCACGGGCGAGCTCCTCCTCGGTGGCTTTCATCGGCACGATGCGCCCGAGGGTGTCGCGGATGCGCCCGGCGTACTGGCGGGCGAGCGGTGACGAGATGGAGCCGATGAGGATGCGGATGGTGCGGTCGCGCACGATCATCCACACGGCGATGTCGTGCCACAGGGTCGACTTCCCGGCGCCTGGTGGGCAGTTCAGGACGAGGAACTCACGGTCGTCGGAGCGGAGCATGTCGACGATCTTGTAGGCGGCGTCGACCTGCCAGGGGGAGGGGACGCGCCCGAGGTAGCGACGACGGAAGAAGTCGAAGTCGGTGAGGCCGCGCTGCGCTTGAGGGCTGAGGGTCTCGGCGGGGATCGGGTCGGGCGGTTCGCCGTACTCCCGCAGCGTGCGCTCCATCCGCCGCTTGCTGGGGCTCACATCGCGAAGGGGAATCTGCCCCACGACGCCGAGTCCGACCTCGACTTTCAGCCGGTCGAGGTTGGACTCCCAGCGCGCCGCGGTCGTCTCCGCGATGCCGACCTGGGAGGCTGCGGACCGCCGGCTGGCGCCTTTGGCCCGCAGGTCCCAGTACATCGCGATGTCGTGTTCGGGGATGGTCCGCCGTCCGCTGGGCATGGACCCACCTTATGCCGGCGGCATCACCGGAGGCTCGGATCGGGGGCGACACCCCTGTGGACACGGGCGGATGTCGACGCTCGACGACGAGACATCTTCGCTGAGGACGACCCAGCCGGTGTCGCGACAGACGGGGCAGGCCTCGATGGTGACGCGGCCGAGGATGGAACAGCCGAGGTGGAGGTGACGGCGCACCAGGTCGCCGTCGACGTAGCGGCACAGGATCACCACGTCGTCGACGTCGTTGATCGGCTCGTCGCAGATCGCGCAGCGCTGCCCCATCACTTGACGCCCTTCGCCTTCGCCTTCGCCGGGCGGTGACGGGGGGTGAGACGGGCCCTGACGCTGACAGTGGAGGCGATCTCGGCGCGCAGGCGGCGCACGTCGGCCATCGCGGCGTTGCGGGCGGCGATGGCGACGTCGAGGTCGGCTTCGAGGCGCAGCAGGTCGGCGTCGAGGCGGTCCTGCATCTCGGCGATCAGCGGGGACACGATGTGGAGGGCGGGCGCGGGGGCAGGATCGGACTTCTCGGCGTCGGCGAGGGCGACGAGTGCGGCCTCGGCGGCCTCGGGGTCGACGGTGGGCTCGGGCATGAGGATTCTCCTCTCGGACGGCTTGCCGGACCATCCTAGCAAAGCACGTCAAGGGGTCGCGGCTCAGAATGGGTTGTCGCGGCGCAGCAGCCCGAGGCCGAACCAACCGGGCAGGAACGTGACGCCCCAGCCGCGCTCGGCGACGCAGAAGTCCTCCAGCGCGGCGCGCACCGGGAACGCGACGTCGGACGGGTCGTGGGAGCAGTGCAGCGAGGTGTCGTGGCAGATGAACACGCCGTCAGGGGCGAGGAACGGGGTGAGGCGCACCAGCTCGTCGAAGGTGTGGCGGTAGCGGTGGTCGGTGTCCAGGAAGATCACGTCGAAGAAGGCGTCGCCCAGGTCGACGGTGAGGCTGTTCGCCTGGACGAACGTCCACGACGGGTGACGCCACCAGGCGGCGGGGACGTTCGGGGTGGACACGTCGACGGAGACGAGATGCCCGCCGCCGGCGTCGACGCCGGCGAGCAGCGCCGCGGTCGAGTTGCCTTCACGGACACCGAGTTCGAGGACGTGGCCGGCTTCACGGGCGTAGGCGTAGAGCAGGTGCAGGTGGCCCATGATGTCGACGGTCGGGTCGGCGGCACGGGCCATGTAGTCGGCGTAGACGTCCACGACTTGACAGTACCCCCACCAGGACGCTTTGACACCGGCCGGCAGCGGGCGTAGGGTTCGCCTCGATGGGCGACACCGTTCGCATCACCCAGCGGGAACACGGCGGGTACGGGATCGCGCTCGTGCCTCTCGGGGAGTGCCCCTTGTGCGGCCGGCCGATCGAGGCCGGCCAGCATGTCCGTCTCGGCCGGCCGCTGATGCCCACCGAAGGCGTCTGCCACGACCAGCTGACCCCGAAGTGCAGGACGTGGTGAGCATCCTCGCCGCCCACGGTGGGGTCTGCCCCGCCTGCGAAGGCGACATCATGGTCGGCGACCGGATCGTCTCCGCTCGCAAGCAGTGGATACACGTCACCTGCGACAACCCGCCCACCGCCGACATCCCCCGCTACCTCACCCGCCTCGACGCCCGCCGCGCCGGCTGCCCGGAATGCGGAGCCGCCCCCGGGGCGCCGTGCACCGGCCGGCGGGGCGCACCCCGCGAAGGGTGCCACCGCAGCCGCTACCGCAAAGCCGAGGCGCTCCCCCGCCCGGGCGACAGCCGCCAAGCGCTCGTCAACAGCGCAGCCGTCGACCTTCCCGGCGCCACCATCGCCCGCTGGACGACCATCTGCCCTGAATGCTCCGAGCAGATCGTCGCCGGCGACGCCATCACCCGCAGCGGTGACCACACCTACAAGCACGCCCTCTGTCGGCGGATCAGAACCTAGAACCACCAAGCCCGGGTGCTGCACCTCCCCGTTTGGGAGGGATGCGCCGCACAAGAAGCGCCTCTCCCCGGCACACAGGAGCCCCACCCCCACACCGGGGGACCCTACAGGGGGAGCCCCCCACGCGCCCCGACACACAACACCAGCACCCCCGGGGGACGTTGCGCCTTCGCTTGTCGCTCGGCGCCTCAAAAACGGCCACAGCCGTCCACACGACAACAGCCACACCCCACCCCCCGCCACGCGACACCCCCCACCCCCCACCACCACCCCACACCCCCCACAGAGCAGGGGTGAACAGCGGCACCCGGACATAGCACGACCTGCCAGAGACGGCTAACACACAATGGCCAGGGTGGGGTGGCCTGGGCACACGCCCGGTCCGCGCGGTGATGGTGCGGCGTGGGGCCGGCTGCGCGCGTGATGGCTCTGAGCTGGGACGATGCGGGGCGTTGCGGGCGTGTTGCGGATCGAAAGGGCCCTTGTGGGCCGTGGGCGGAGTCAGACTTGACAGCCCTGTCAAGTCTGTGCGCGTTGCCTGATTTGACAGTCCTGTCAAGTTTGTGCGCGTTGTGTGCCAACCGTGCGCGCGCGTGTGCGTGTGCGCGCGCGCGTGTGCGCGTGCGCGCGGGCGTGCGCGTGTGCGCGCGTGTGCGCGTGTGCGGGTGCGCGCGGGCGTGCGCGCGGGTGCGCGCGGGCGTGCGCGCGGGTGCGCGCGGGCGTGCGCGCGGG